TGACTGCGTGATGTCGGTCGCACCGGCGTCATATTCCAGACACCCGCGCCTGATGGTGTCTTTCGCTTTCAGCACCATTGCGGTTTTCATTTCCGGCGTATAGCGGATGGCGCGCGCTGCCGGGAAGAATGAGCGCACGAGCTGGTAAACACCCTGGCCGATGCCGGTCGCATCGATGCCGATATAGTCGACGGTGTATTTCTCGGTCAGCGCCCGGATGGCCTCGGCCTGCGCGGCAAAGTCCATGCCTTTCCACTGATGACGCTCAAGGATGCGGAACTTGCCACCTGCAACCAGCGGCGGAGCCAGTACCGCACAGCCTGCACTGTCGCCGGTGTGTGACGGGTCGTAGCCAATCCAGACCGGTCGCCAGTTAAACGGACGGTCGGCGAACGGCTCGAAGTCCTCCCATTCTTCCATCGCATCGACCATGCAGCGCTGCAGCTCCTCGAACGGGAATACCGACGCCTTATCGTCAACGAACTCGCACATAAACAGGTTACGAAAGTCATCTGCGCTGTTTTCCTGCTTAAGCTGGTCGAGGTTAAACAGGGTGCAGCCTCCGGCGAGCGCGTCCTCAATGGTGACAATCTGCCGCCACTGTCCATCACCGCACAGCATGCCACCGGCGAGCGCCTGATGACTGATATCGATGTCGACACGTTCGTCGCGGTTGCTGCGGCCACGGTTAAACAGCTCGCCTGACCAGAACGGGTAAGCGCCGTGCGCGAGCGTCGACGGGGTCGAAAAATAGGTTGTGCGTAGGTGAGATTGTGACGCCATACCGGAGGCGACTTTGCGCAGCTTCTGAAAATTGGGGATCCAGAAAATTTCATCGACATACAGGTCGCCGTTGTGGCTCTGCGCGGTGTTGGAATTTGTCCCGAGAAAAATCAGCTCAGCGCCATTGTTGCCGATGACGATCGGGTCGCCTGACAGGTCGACGTCAACCAGACGGGCAAAGGCGATAATGTACTTACGGAACACGTAAGCCTGCGTTTTACTGGCAGATAAAAATATCTGGTTTTGCCCGGTCTTAAGCGCGCGCAGAAGTGACTCGCGCGCAAAGTAGAACGTCGCGCCAATCTGTCGCGATTTCAGGATGTGGCGGATGCGGTGCTCTAGCCCCGCTTTATGCCAGCGGAGCTGATAGTCAAACGACTGGTCGAAGAAAATCTCTTCCAGTTTTTCTATGGCCTCCTCGCTGAAATAGTTTCGTTTCGGCTTTTTGCGATCCCCTTTGTTGCGGCTGGCGATATTGGGGTTTAAATCCACCTCGTTTCCGGTCTGGCCGTAGCGGTTAATGCGCGCGAGCCGCTCCATCTGGCGCGACAGAAAATCAGCGACTTTGAAGTCATGCGCGGTCAGGTCTGGCTTTACATAGAGCTGAATAAGTCGCGCCTCTAACGTCGATTCCACGCGGTTAATCGGGGCGGTTTCCTCCCATCCATCGCGCTGTTTCCAGCTCTGCACGGTCGGGCGCTTGAGCTGCAGCATGTCGCAGATTTGCGGCACGGCGAACCCCTGCCAGTACAACAGGCGCGCCTGTCGTCGCGGGTCATTGAGCAGTGAAAGGTCAGTTGAAATGGTCATGCTTGCCTCGTTTCTGGTGTTACGTGGCAAGGCTAAGGAAATGGGGGGTTATTCGCGCTAAGTGCCTGTTGTGTCAGATCTAATCAGATCGTAAGCAGTGGCTGACACGGGTCAGAGTCGGGAAACTAAACCCGACCCGAAAACCCAACATCAGGACATCTGAGCAATGGCAAAGAAAGTTTCTAAATGGTTTCGTATCGGCGTCGAGGGTGACACCTGCGATGGCCGTGTCATCAGCGGCGATGATATTCAGGATATGGCAGACACGTTCGACCCGCGCGTCTACGGTTGCCGCATTAACCTCGAACATATCCGGGGGCTGATGCCTGACAGTCCGTTTAAACGTTATGGCGATGTAATCGAGCTTAAGGCTGAGATTATCAGCGATGGCTCTGCGCTCGAAGGCAAAAAAGCGCTGTTTGGCAAAATCCAGCCGCTCGACGAACTGGTCAGCATGGTTAAGGCCGGGCAGAAGGTTTACACCTCGATGGAGATCCGCCCGAACTTTGCCAACAGCGGCAAGTGTTACCTCGTTGGTCTGGCCGTCACCGATGACCCGGCAAGCCTCGGCACCGAATACCTCGAATTCTGCAGCCGTGCCGCGCAGAACCCGCTCGCCGGAAAAAAAGACCAGCCGGACGACGTTTTCTCTGTGGCCTCACTGGCTGTGCTGGAATTTGAAGACGTCCCCGACACCATGCTCAACAGCCTGACCGATAAGGTTAAGGCCATTTTCAGTCGCAAACAGGCCAGCGATGACGCCCGTTTCGCTGATGTCCATGAGGCTGTGACCACCGTCACCGAGCTGGTGCAAACCAATTTCAGCGCCACCGACCAGCGCGTCACCGAACTGGAGACCGCTTTCGCGCTGCTTAAGCAGGACGTGACCAGCAAGGCGGAAGAAAGCGCGCAGGCGTTTAACGACCTCAAAAGCTCCCTCGACAGCACCGAAAGCCAGCGCCAGCCGCGCCGCGAGCTTTCAAAAGGCGGCACGGTCGACGAGCTGCTGACCAACTGCTGATAACGCGCCGGGCGCGCTGCCCGGTCTGAACCCTTTTACCCGAACAGGAAAAACCATGCGTAAAGATACCCGCTTCAAATTTAATGCCTACCTGACCCGCGTCGCGGAGCTGAACGGTATTTCCACCGATGACGTGGCGAAGAAATTCACCGTCGAGCCGTCGGTCACGCAAACCCTGATGACCACCCTGCAGATGTCATCCGCGTTTCTGACCAAAATCAACATCGTGCCGGTCGACGAGCTGAAAGGCGAAAAAGTTGGCGTCGGCGTTAACGGTACAATTGCGAGCACCGCCGACACCGCCGGTGATGATGAGCGTAAGACCGCTAATTTCACCGCACTGGAATCCAATAAATACGAGTGCGACCAGATTAACTTTGACTTCCATATCCGCTACAAACAGCTCGACCTGTGGGCGCGATTCCAGGACTTCCAGACCCGTATCCGTGACGCCATCATCAAACGTCAGTCGCTGGATTTCATCATGGCCGGTTTTAACGGCATCGAGCGCGCGGCGACGTCCGACCGCAAGAAGAATCCGATGCTGCAGGATGTGGCCGTGGGATGGCTGCAGAAGTACCGCAAAGAAGCGCCAGCGCGCGTGATGTCCAAAATCACCGACGAGGACGGCGCGGTCATTTCAGACGTGATCCGCGTGGGGAAAAACGGCGACTATGCGAACCTCGACGCGCTGGTCATGGATGCCACCGGCAACCTGATTGACGAGATTTATCAGGATGACCCGGAACTGGTTGTTATTACCGGCCGTAAGCTGATGGCGGATAAATATTTCCCGATCGTCAACAAAGAGCAGGCAAACACCGAGTCGCTGGCCGCTGACATCATCATCAGCCAGAAGCGAATCGGCAACCTGCCAGCCGTGCGCGTGCCTTACTTCCCGGCAGATGCGTTGATGGTGACGCGTCTCGACAACCTGTCTATCTACTTCATGGATGACGCGCACCGTCGCAGCATCATCGAAAACCCGAAGAAAGACCGCATCGAAAACTACGAGTCAATGAATGTTGACTATGTAGTCGAGGCTTACGCTGCCGGTTGCCTGATTGAAAACATCAAGCTCGGTGACTTCACCGCACCTGCTGCACCGGAAAACGGAGAGTAAGCCATGACGAGTCCCGCAGCGCGTCACATGATGCGGGTCTCGGCCTCTGAAACTGCGCAGCGGGCTGCCGTCCCGCTGCGCAATGCAACTGCCTATGAGCAGATGCTGGTTAAGCTGGCCGCAGACAACCGCACGCTAAAACAAATCAGCTCAAAAGAGCGCAAAGCCGCGAAAAAGCGCGAGCTGCTGCCGTTCTACCTTCCGTGGGTCGCTGGCGTCCTCGCAAACGGCAAAGGCGCGCAGGATGACATCGTCATGACAGTGATGCTCTGGCGTCTCGATGCTGACGATATCGACGGGGCGCTGGAAATCGCCCGTTACGCCATGACCTACGGCCTCACCATGCCGGTCGGTCGCCGTCCGACGCCGTGCCTGCTGGCCGAAGAAGTGGCACTGGCCGCGCAGCGCCTGCTCACGGCAAAACAGCCGGTCAATCTGGCGAACCTGCTCGACACTATCGCGCTGACTGAACGCGCGGATATGCCCGACATCGTGCGCGCGAAGCTGCACAAAATCACCGGCTACGTGCTGCGTGATGCAAAGCAACTGCCCGAGGCACTGGCGCACCTGCAGCGTGCGATCCAGTTAGAAAGCACTATCGGGGTGAAAAAGGATATCGAGCAGTTAGAGCGTCAGCTCAGGCCAAAGCCTGAACCGGCAGCGAAAACGAAAACGACTAAACCGCGCACGCGCAAACCTGCCGCTAAACCGGCGGCGCGGCGCGGGCGTCCACCAAAGGCGGCAAAAGCCGCAGGTTAACCGAGCGCTCCCCGAGCCGGGCGGCACGCCGGTCAATGCGTGTATCAATTGCCCTGACTGCGACCGGCGTCCACCGCCCAACCATTACCCGAGGTTGTCATGACGACGCTGATTATTGAGCCAAAAAAAGAGCCGCAGGATGTGCCGGGCGTGGTGATACCGCCGCCAGGCGTGAGCGAGCCGGTAATCAAAAATACCCCGTTTTTTCCTGACGTGGATCCGAAGCGCGTTCGTGAGGAAATGCGTTTAGAGCAGACCGTTTCCCCCGTGCGCCTGCGCCGGGCGATTAAGACCGCCATCGCGGAGACTAACGCGGAGCTGAGCGACTGGCGCGAAATTCAGCTCGATGCCGGTTACGCCACGCTGGCGGATGTCCCGACCGACGAGCTCGACGGCGAGAGCGTGCGCGTTTTCCACTATTTCAACGCCGTGTGCTCGATGACGACGGCCACGCTTTATGAACGTTTTCGCGGCGTGGATGCGACTGCCAAAGGCGACAAAAAGGCCGACAGCATCGACAGCACAATCGATGAAATGTGGCGGGATATGCGCTGGTCTGTCGCGCGCATCCAGGACAAAGCGCGCTGCATCGTGGGTCAAATCTGATGAAAGCCTATGCGCTGCAGGGTGACACTCTCGACGCGATTTGCGCCCGGTACTACGGGCGCACTGAGGGTGTGGTCGAAACCGTCTTAGAGGCAAATCCCGGCCTGTCTGAGCTCGGCGTGATTCTGCCGCACGGCACGGCAATTGAGCTGCCCGAGACCGACAGCGCGGCCAGAACCGAAACGGTGAATCTATGGGACTGAGTATGGAAAAAATCACCACGTTTATCGCCTACTGGCTGGC